AATGTCTTACCAGTACTAAAGCAATCAGTACCAGCATTTAATTTAAAGAACTTAAATTATATGTACGAGGAGACTGAGGAGTACATGTTCCATCGTACTCGCATGCTCAATGACATGACGATGAAGGCTGATACAGATATAGTTGTTAACTATGACACAGATATCTTATTACCTAAGAATGTATACAGTCAGGCATGTCAGGTCATAAGGGATGGCACTGCTAGTTTTGTTTATCCATATGGTATGGGTAACTATCAGTTCCAAGTTCAAGCAAGTGATGAACAGGTAACTGAGTTTATTAATAGTAACTTTAACTTCCTAGCATTTACAAACAAAAGACAGTGGGATGCTAAGTTTGGATTCGTTCAGTTCTGTGATAGGGAAGAGTATATTAGACTTGGTATGGAGATAGAGCACTTCAAAGCATATGGATATGAAGATGATGAAAGGTTCCAAAGGTTGAGTAGATTGTCTAAGGTATATCGTATAGATGATATGGTATGGCATCTAGAACATGAACGTACATCTAATTCATGGTTCAACAACCCACACATAGAAAGTAATAAGAAACTGTATGAGAAACTTATTAAATTAAAACCTAAAGAACTATTGAAGTACTGTCAGACACAACAGTATATGAAAGATCGTTGTATAATTGGTGGTGAGTATGAAGATCCAACTGAAATAGACCCAGAAATATATGAAGCAATGTGGGAGGAGACACTAATTGGATAAAAATAAATCTCTTAATAAACTTGCTGGATTCCCTAATGTATTATGGATTAATCTAGACAGGTTCCCTGATCGTAAGAAGTATATGGAGGATCAGTTTTCCTATTGGGGTATCACTGATCACCATAGAATTCCAGGTATAGATGGTAAGGAAGACGACCCAACGTCATACCTTAAAGGATCTGTTCCACCTAGTATGAACTCAGGTGAGATAGCATGTGTGATATCTCATCTTAGTGCTATCAGATACTTTGTAGAAGAGACTGACTTAGATGAGGTTGTCATCATGGAAGATGATGTTGACCTTACACCTGCTAAGTCATGGGGATTCACATGGAAACAAGTTAGGAAACGCTTACCTATCAACTTTGATACATGCCAGTTTACTATAATTAATCCTAATGGTATAACACTTAAGTTACATCATCGCTTTGTCAATGACTTCTCTGCTGCTTGCTATATAATTACAAGACATCATGCCACTAAGTTACTTCGGTTACATAATCGTGGCTCAGCATGGAAGATAGATCAGAACATCCGACCACGTGCAGTGTCGGAAGATTTGATACTTGATAGCGGTAAAGGTTATGCTACTCCATTGTTTAACTATAGGTTAGACATGGGTTCTGCTATACATGAAGAACACATTGACATTTTCCACAAGGACAGTCGTAATGCTTTAGCTGACTTTTGGATACAGCAAGGACAAGATCAAAAGATTGATCAACTCATGGAACTCGATGAATATGTCGGGAGAATTCCACCACAAGTATACCTTAACCAAGCACAGAATGGAACCTCCAACTGATCTATACGAAGACATGTCCACACTCAACGCACTGTATGGTGAGTTATGTTGGAACCATGATGACCCTTTGGAATTCAAAGCCGACTTTGAAAACAACTGTATAATTATCAGGAATAAAAATCATGGCAAAAGAAAGGACAATTAAGTTTACTATTCGTCAGGATGGTACTATCTTTGAGGAAGTTATTAATGGTGAAAATGCTGAGTGTATCAAACTCACCGAAGAGATAGAGAATAGACTAGGAGAAGTCCAGTCAAGGAAACTTAAACCAGAGTACTACAGACAAACAACAGATGTCACACTTCACAACAATCAAAACACAGATCAGGGATAAAGATATCCTACTGGAGGTACTAGAACTTCTATCGATTGATGTAAAAGAGAATCAAGAACTTGTAATTAACAATCCAAGTCATGCTGAGAACCACCCAGTTCAGATTGCTGACATATGTATTGCTAAAGATGCAGGGTTTAGATACAATGAAAGCACAGAAATCTATGAACTTCTTGCTGACATGCAGACATGGCAACAGATGCTTCCACCTATAAGATTTCTTGAGAAAATTACTCAACAGTATGCTAGAATGTCAGTACATCATACCATTGAGGATTTGGGATACCAAGTCAAGGAAGAGTGGGAGATGGAAGACAACTCTATTGAAATTTACGCAAACGTATGGAATTAATTGATCACATTGGTGTCTTCCACAACCATGTACCAGCAGACTTGTGCAGAGACTTAATAGAATCCTTTGAAACATGGTCTCTGAAAAAGTATGAGATACATGAGCACTCATTTAATGATGGCGGTAAACAGTTCAAAGGTGAAGGTAGTATGCAGAGAAAGGACAGTCAATTGTTCCTTGAAACTGTTGACTTACCATTGTCTATGAAGTTAAATGGTTATATCGGACAGTGCTTTGAACAGTATGTCAGTGTCTACAATGGATTGACACAAGACAATGACCCTGTGTCCTCTTGGACTACCAAGGTGCAAAAGACAGAAGCAGGTGGTGGATATCACAAGTGGCACTGTGAAGATGGTGTGTTCATGTATAGAGATAGAGTATTAACATGGATGGTATATCTTAATGATATAAAACCAGAGCAAGGTGGTGCTACTGAGTTCCTATACCAGAAGAAAGCAATACATCCATCGGAAGGTACTGTAGTACTGTGGCCTGCTGCATATACACACATGCATAGAGGTGGATTTCTTGTAGGTGACACCCCTAAATATATTGCTACTGGTTGGTTCTTAAGGGAACCAGGTAATGTTACATCGAAGGTACTATCTGAAGCGTGATCATCTACACCTGTATAACCAACGGGTACGATGAAATATCTGATGACAATTTCTATCACCCTGGTATACAGTATGTTTGTTTTTATGATGGTGAGATAAAGAAGAAGGGTAAGTGGAAGTTTGTTAAGTTAGAATCAGATATTAAATGTCCTGTTAGGAGATCATATTTACCAAAGCATCTGCCTCATCATTTCTTGAAGGCAGGTGAGTATACTATGTGGGTTGATGCATCTTATACTATCACCAGACATATAGTAGATTACTTCAAGAATGTTTTTAGTTATCGTAAAGAACTGGTGCTTCAGCAGCATCCAGAGAAGAGAACTATTATAGAAGAGTTTGCCAAGTTATATTATAATGGGTTCAGTACATATAAAGAGTGCCTAGATTTTAGTAGGAACGTTGCTAGTCAGGGTATGAGAGCAGCAGACTACAACCATAGTATAAACTGTTTAGTATTCAGACACCTGACACCAGAGGTTAATGCATGGTCAGAGTCTTGGAGGAAGTGGTACATGCGAGGTGTGAATAGAGATCAGATCTCTAGTTCACTTGCAGAGTTTGAAACTATAAAGGCAGAACGTACACCATTACTGGTTGATCTTACTAAGACTACAAGGATCAAAGAGTATGGTGAGTCATACAAGTTAAATCCTAGACCTACATTCAGTAGCACTATGAAATTAGTGAAGGAGATGTCTAAGTTCTATGGTGTTAGTCCCAAGGTTGCCTTTGACCGTAACAAGATGCTAAGTGACGTGGAGTTATCACGTTATAAGACTCCTATTGCAGAGGAAGAGGAAGTAAACAAGAAAGATCTTGTTGTTTATACTTGTATAACCGAAGGGTATGATGAGATCAACCCAGATAATTACTACGATCCTGACGTACGTTACGTCATGTTCTATACGACTGATGCTGATGGCATCATAGACACAGCAGAGAACATGAGGAGATCTGCTAACTCACCATGGGAATGGCGAAGGATAAACTTACCAATGATAGATGACCCTAAGAGGGTGGCATCTTATGTCAAGATAAATCCACATATATTATTTGAGCATGGTACTCATGCTGTATGGATTGATGGTTGTTATAAGTTAACTAAAGAGTTCATTGATTTCTCACTACAGTGCTTCCCATGTACAGTTCTTAGACACCCTTTACGGTGGCTGTTCCTTGACCAAGCACTAGAAGGATTCATGTGTGCATACTATTCTGCTGACCAGTTCAGAGATTTTGTTGCACTACTGCGAAAAGATAGGTACAGTTTCGTTGACTTTAAAGGTTACTGTGGTACTGTAGTGTGGCGTACAGTAGGATCCACTGACGAGTTCTGTAATAAGTGGTGGTGGTATTATAAACACGGTGTTAACAGAGATGTATTCAGTATGGATGCAGCACTACAACTTTCACTTACCGACCACAAGGTCATAGAGAATAGAAGTGACACAGGATTGCAGTTAGGTTATGGTAATAAGACAGGACGGTTGCTAACATGTACTCAGCATGGTACAGTAAACCAGTGGAAGGAATCACCACAGTTCTTAGAGGATCTGGGTGTACCTATACCACTACATACTATGAGGACAAACCCAGTAGATCATGTAGTACAAATGAATATCAATGGTATTCAGAATGACTTAGGTAAAGTGAATGCCTTAGTCTTTCCATTTGATAAGAATGATCCTGTTGATAAGTCCGACATGGTTATCTACACATGTATCACTAATGGATATGATCAGCTCCCGAACGAAAACTATTACGATCCTGAAGTACGTTATGTTGTTTTTCATGACGGCACTTGCGACATTCCTGATCCTTGGATTGGTATTGATATAAGAGAACACTGTGACATTAAATGTCCTAGGAGATTAAGTTTCTTTCCCAAAGCAAACCCACATCTTTTCTTTGAGAAGGGAACACATACTGTATGGATAGATGGTTGCTACCAACACACTGAAAAGTTTGTTGAGAATAGTACTAAGTCATTTCCCTTTACCATGCTACGGCATGCATCTAAGTTCAGTTACTATGATGAGATGCTTGAAGGGTTCCTGTGTGCATTTTTTACTATGGAAGATGG